GACGGAACTTGGGACGTAGTGAACGTTTTTAAAATCGAAGAACAAACGCAGCAAGTCGCAGTAAGAGACGGTGACGGGCATATCATCACAATTATTCCGCGATGGCCAGAGTATTCCGCGTTTATCTCATTTTTCACTAAAGCGTATGAAGGCGATCATTGGTCGATGATGAATACAGAAATCAATGAGCGTGTAAATAGCGGTGAGTGGGCGCTATTAGGAGAGGGTGAGGCGTGATGACTGAGTGGCATATAACTTACACATTCCAGTGCGTGACGGGTGAGCGTGAAATTGGGCAGACGTATGTATGTCTGAAATATGGGAACATACATGATGCAATCGGACGCGTTGAAAAACAAATAGGCAAATATCTTATTAGTATTGACGAAGTTATCAGGAAAGGAGAGGAGCGCGAACATGAGACCGATTGAGTTTAGAGTGCGTGACAAAATACGAAATAGATATGTTGAAACTGACGTGGCAGATTTAGCTTTAGATTTACGAAATGGAAATGTATTATTCGGAGATTTAGGGCATGGTGACAGCATTGTGAATATTTCGGCCGATGTGTTACTCGAGCAGTACACAGGCTTAAAAGACAAAAACGGCAACAAGATTTTTGAAGGGGATATTTTACGAGTATCGGAAATGCGCGAGGGATACAAAAGCGCTGAAATGGAAGTCAAAGAATTTAAAGCGCCCGTTGTATTTGATGACTATGGATGGATTGTATACGACGAAAAAGACACTGGATACCCGTTAGTTGGTTTAGATAGAAATTTCAACTGGATTGGCTTGGACACCGAAATTGAAATCATCGGCAACATTAACGAGAACCCCGACTTATTGAAAGAAGGTGCGGAATGAAGATGGAAATAATTGAAGAACAGTTTAACAATTTAGATGGCGCGACTTTAGAGATTGGTTACAACGAGGAGGCAAAAGCTCATTTACTTTCGTTACATCCAGAAAAAAGTGGGGATACAGTTAGCATATGGGTTGATAGCGATCTTAAAAACAAAATGATGGATGCACTAACCCTTCAAAAGCTTGATGAAAACGACGTATTTTTGCTTGAAGAATTAAAGAAACTGGTTCCGATGTATGAGGGTAGTTTAATAGCTGCTCTGGCATATGCGAAAAACGATCCCGAATTTAGTATAGCGTGGAAAATGATTGAAAATAAAAATCTTATCATTCAAAAGCTCGCAACTTGGGCGCTTGAACAGGAGGAAGCGGAATGAAGTCAAAAGTATATATTGCTACAATAACCTATCGCGATAAAGATATTTGGCAATCCTTTTCAATAGAAATAACGGCTAAAAATAAACGACAGGCAAGGGATAGAGCTTGGGACTATGCTTTATTCACAAAAGTTATCGGATTTAGATCTATATACTCAGTAACTGCATTCAAGCATAAACCTGGGGAGTATTTAATTAGTCTTTAACAAATAAAGGAGGCGCAAGACGATGACGCAGAATGAGAAGGATAGAGAGTTTTTAAATTTTGTTGATGATACTTACTTTGACGGTAGAGCGTTTTCTGATGGAGGCTATCCACCTTTTAGAGAAGAAGAGGTTGCGATGTTCGATGTCTTGAGATTAGCAGACAGACTACTCACAGAGCGGGAGAATCGGGAGAATGCGGAGGTTGTTTATAAGGTATTCGACAAAGGCAATCTAAATACCGGTTTTTACAAAGATGGACTATACCCATTCTTTCACGATATCACGAAAGAAAAAGGCGTGTGGATTCCAGTTGAGGAGGCGAACGAGAAATGAATTGGAAAATCTATAAATATGAACTTGAAATAACAGATTCGCAAACGATTGATGTTCCAGCAGAAAGTGTGGTTTTATCTATAAAAAATCAACATGAAAAACCTGTTTTGTATGTATTGTCAGACTTAGATTGCGAGCGTAAAGGAAAAGTAAGAATTGAATGCCGTGGCACAGGACATCCCTGTACAGGCACAGAACCTTTCGAAATAGTAGAGACTGTATTATTCGATGATGGAAATTTAGTCTTTCATTTCTTTACGCATAGAATGCCAATCCCATATAGAGAATCGATAAGTTGAGGAGGCGGAAAACAGATGAAAATAAAAATTAACGAGGAATATCGGTTGTGGAGTGATCCGCTTCAAATAAAGTTACAGCGTAGAACAGAACCAGAAAATTATAACCCCGCTAAAGAAGAACAATACTGGAATAGCATCGGTTACTACAAGGATGTTCCGACCGCACTAGAAGCTTACGCAAGATACCATACGAATGTAGCGCCAGATATCGAATCTTTCGCCGACTTGAAAAAAGCATGGGAAGAAGTCAGAAGCGAAATAACTAAATTTAAAAATGAACTGGAAAATGCTTAGGAAGAGGCGGAGTAGATGGAATACACACAATCAACAAAACTTGAAATTTTCAATACGTACTATGACGTCAATGATTTTATGAGGAGGTGGATTAAATGCACCTAATCCAACTAGCATCCCTACTCACAATCATAATCTTGTCCACAGTATTAATCACCTACCACCTAACGAAAGGAAGTGATGCAAACAAAAATACTCGTCCCGAAGCTGCAACTTCAAAGACGAGCGGTTATAAAACAAAAACTATGCATAATTTATCACGATTGGGGGTTAAAGTCAATGACAGAAAGCCAAATTATTATGTCAGAAATAAACAGAACGGTGAACAGAACAGGGCAGCAATTAGCGAATAAAATCATTAAAAGTGACAATGATCTAGATAATTTAATGCACAACTTAGAATCACTTACAGCTAAGTTAAAAGATAACAAAAAAGCATTTCATAAAGCGAGGTTGAGAGAAAATGAGTTATCTCTTGCAAAAGTATAATTATGCGCTTGAAAAGTGGTTAAACGTTCGAGAATACAACTCAAGAAAGAAAGCGGATCATGGACGTGCAGTGTGTATCAGAAAAGACCGTGGCAAATATCGAGTGATTAAAAATGAACAATGAAGTAGAAAATCCGCTGATTGTTGACGAACACTGGGACGATGGTTTCAGACATTAAGGAGGAAAAAGCGTACATGGATAAAGCGAAAATTAATATCGAACGGCAGGAAGAAGGTTATTAAAAATGTGGATGGATGTTATCTACCGCGGTGAAGGGATAAGCCTTCACGAATACGAAGAATTATCATGCATGTACAACTGGCTTCGTAAAAACAAGAAAACGCTTGAAGGCTGTTCTATCTATGATGAGGTGATTGACATGTATATTCAACTGGATAAAAAGTTTCAGGAGGTGAGACGGTCCAATGAAGTTATATGAACTAGGAAATAATTATCAAAGGGTAATAGATTTAGCTGCAACAACAGAAGCGGAAACATTAAAAGACACCCTAGACGCAATTAAGGAAAGTATTGATTTAAAGGCAGAAAATATTGCCAAAGTAATTAAAACACTTGAAGCCGAAGAAGTTGGCTTGGATACAGAAATTAAGCGAATGACATCGAGAAAAACGACCATCGCAAACGGAATTAAAGGCTTAAAATTCTATCTGCAAAGAGAATTAGAGAAGATAGGCACTGATAAAATTGAGGGACAACATTTCACAATAGCTATTCAGAAAAACAACCCATCCGCACGCATAGAAGACGAAAGTAAGTTAATCGCATATTTAGTAGAACAGCCTAAGAAACTCGATAAAAAAGCCCTTCTAGTCGATTTGAAGGCAGGTGTTGAGGTAGAGGGTGCGGAGCTGTATCAGGGTAGATCGCTACGGATTAGATAGGAGGAAAATATGGATATAAAAAAAGCAAGCGAAATAACCACACCATCAGCAATTAGACTGATCTACGGTGATCCAGGTAAGGGGAAAACGTCCACAATTGGATTCATGCCAGGAAGAACTTTAGTCATTGATATTGACGGGACATCCAGTGTTTTAAAAGGTAAAGATAACATTGATATTGTGGATATGCACGATCCTATCATTATAGAAAATGGTTATAGAGTCGGGTTACCTAAATTACTTCAAGAAATCAAAACCAATCACCTAGATAACTACGACAACATTGTACTTGATAACATTTCCGAATTAGAAACAGCTATGCTTACAGAGTATGGAAAAAACGGTAATAATAACGGCGTGCCAGGTATTCAAAATTACCAACAATTGCAGTTTTGGGAACTTGATTTAATCCGCTATCTGAAAACGTTCGGTAAAAATATTTTGATTACAGCATGGGAAGTGTCGGACGAATGGCAAACGGAAGCGGGGCAGATATTTAATAGGTCCTATCCGCAAATCAGGAAGCCAATTTTGACAAATGTAATGGGATTGTGTTTACAGGTTGCAAGACTATCTGTATCGCCTAAAACGGGGAACCGAGGCTTTACATTAACGCCATCAGATGCAGTATTCGCGAAAAATCAGATAGACGATCGTGAGTTTTGTCTGCAAGAAGATTTATTTAAAATTGGTGATGTGGATGTTAACGCTTAGGACCTATCAAACTGAAATTATCAACGAAGTGAAAAACGCCTTCATGCAGGGCTTCAAACTTCCATGCGTAGTTGCTCCGTGTGGCGCTGGTAAATCGGTCATTCTATCCGAAATCATTCGCATGACAACACATAATAAAAATAACGTGCTGTTCCTGGTCCACAGGAAAGAATTAATAGACCAGATTAGAAATACACTACAATCAAACGATGTAGATATGGATTTCGTCACACTCGGCATGGTCCAAACGATTGTCAGAAGGCTAGATAAAACGGTGACACCTTCTCTAATTATCATCGACGAAAGCCATCACGTCCTTGCAAACAGTTATAAAAGAATTATCGCGCATTTCTCAACTGCTCTAGTAGTTGGATTTACTGCAACACCTGTTAGGTTAAGCGGGGGCGGGCTTGGAGACATCAACGACATACTAATCGAAAAAGTAACAGCAAAATGGCTTATAGAAAATAACTTCCTTTCGCCATACAAATACTATGCGCCTGAAATTGTACAAAAAGATACATTAAACATCAAGCGTACAGGTGAGTTCGATATGAGCGGATTAGACGACCAATTCAACGTGAAAATGGTGTGGGGTGATGTCATAAGGCATTATCAAAAATTAGCACCTGGAGAACAAGCGATATTGTACGCCAGTTCCATTTATCAAAGCGAGAAAATGGCAACGAGTTTTAACGCGGTAGGCATTCATGCATCACACATTGACGGCAAGACACCTAAAACGCTTCGCGATGACATTATAAAACGATTCCGAGAAGGTGACATAAAGGTCCTTTGCAATCTTGACCTTATAGGCGAAGGTTTCGACGTTCCAGATTGTTCTACCGTGATTATGTTGCGCCCTACACAGTCATTATCGCTATACATTCAACAGTCTATGCGAGGAATGCGTTACAGACCAGGTAAAACATCTATCATTATAGATCATGTAGGAAATGTAACGCGGTTCGGATTACCAGATATGGAGCGCACATGGTCCTTAATACCTCGTAAGGGTAGCAATGCAACGAAAGCCGAGGCACCTGTGAAAATATGCAAAGAGTGTTTTATGACTGTTAGCCAGACAGCTAAGAAGTGTGAGCATTGCGGGACGGAATTTAAAGTTGAGGTGAAGGCGATTGAAGTGGATGAATCGGCAGAACTGAAAGAAGTAAAAGAATTTAACATTAAAATCGTGTGCCACAAACCAGAAGATTGTCAAGATATGCACGATCTATACGCATATGCAGAATCAAAAGGATTTAAAAAAGGTTGGGCTTATCACCGTGGTAAAGCAATGGGATTTATCAAATAATAAAAAAACGAAATGAGGAATTTAAATGTATAACGTAGACACAACAAAAGGATTGAATCAAAGAGTAGAAGCTGGAACATATGAGGTATTTATCAACAATATGAGCGAGGAAGCCTTACCAAGTGGAAAAGAATTTATCTCGGTTGATATCCTGATCCGTAATGATGTACAACAACCGTTCCAAGACCGTCAATTCAAAGAAAGATTATGGATGAAAAAAGATGGTACAGGCTATGTATTAGCACTACTAGGCTCTATTAAAAAAGCGTTCGGTAATGAAGGTGAGTTTAATTATCCATCATTCGCCGAAATGCGCGAGGACTTTTTACGGAAACCATTCCAGGTGAAAATTGATTGGGCGACAACGAAGAACGAAGCCACAGGTAAAGAGTACACAAACTTGAATTTCCTTGAAGTCAATCCAACAACATTATCAGCATTGAATCATCAATTTACGGCTAAACAACAACCACGTGAACCACTTAATATCACAGACAATGATCTACCATTCTAAAAGTTAGGAGCGTGCAAACATGTTTGAGAGAATACCAACTGAATTAAAAGAACTCAAGCAATGGTGCGCTTATAAACTTGTTTGGGATGAAGAGCGCAGCAAACATAAAAAAATACCGATGAACGCGAATAGTGGGAGTTATGGTGATAGCACAGATGAAAGCACGTGGGCGGATTTCACGACCGCCCTTGCTTCTATCGAAAAGTTCGAGTTCGATGGCATCGGGTTCTATTTCAAACCGCCATACTTCGGCGTTGACATCGACGGCGTACAAGATGAAATAGAAGATTATTTCTACGGAGACACTGAAAATATCGTTGGCGAGTTTATTCAATCCTTATCAAGCTATACCGAGTATTCCGTTTCTGGTACAGGTCTCCACATTATTGCTAGGGGCGATTTGCCAGAAGGTGGACGCAGAAAAAACAACGTTGAAATGTACAATAACGGTCGATTCTTTGTAATGACAGGCAAAGTCATTGATAACTATGCGACTGTAAACGATGGAAGCACAGCTATAAAACATCTTCATGAAAAGTACATCGGCTCTAATAAATCGACAAATCAAATAAAACAGCAAATGTCATCAAACAACCTTTCGACAAATGAGATATTAAAAAAAGCATATGGTAGCCAAAACGGACCTTACTTTAAAACGTTATTCGAAGGTGAATGGGAATCTTACTACAATTCACAATCAGATGCAGACCTTGCTTTTGCTAATATGCTTGCTTTTTGGACTGCTGCAGATTACGAAAAAATGGACGAAATATTTCGTAATTCTGGATTAATGCGCGATAAATGGGACCAAAAACGCGGGCAAAACACATATGGGCAAATCACTTTAGGAAAAGCTATTGCAGATTGTTCGGAAGTGTATTCACCTAAACAGAGTAGTAGTCAAGTAAGTATCAGTTTTCAACCGCGAAAAAACTTTGCACAATTGCTGAACGAAAGGCGAAAACAAGAATTAGAAAAACTACAAGAAGAATGGTTAATGAATGGTGGTAAAGGAAAACAACCGAGTGCGATATCTCCGGTCGGCTGTGCGATCATACTAAAAGAATTCTTCCGGTTCTGTCTGTTTGATATGAACGAAAATACCCGTTTAGCCATGTATTTAGAAGAAGATGGCGTATGGACGCAGAACGAGACATATATACGGCGTTTCATCGGCTGGTTAGAACCGACACTTAATGCAAACCGAGCAAGCGATGTGATTTATCATTTGTGGAAGGGCGCCGAAGTAAAAGAAAAAACAGTATCAAAATATCTTATACCAGTTAAAAACGGCGTGTTCAACCTTAAAACAAAGAAATTAGAAGCATTCACACCTGATTATGTTTTTACATCTAAAATAGCGACTCCATATGTCGCAGAACCACCGAAACCAGACATTGATGGTTGGGATGTTCATACTTGGTTAGATGAAATTGCCTGTGGGGATGAACAGATAACGGCATTATTGTGGCAGGTTATCAGCGCGTCATTGAATGGTAATTATTCACGGAAAAAGTCCATCTGGTTACTGGGTGATGGAAACAACGGTAAAGGAACTTTTCAGCAACTATTGCGTAATTTAATTGGTAATTCCAATATTGCAACACTTAAATTACCACAGTTTCAAGAGCGATTTTCTTTATCTATTTTAGAAGAAAAAGTGTGTTGTATTGGCGATGACGTGCCAGCTGGCGTTTATATTGATGATTCATCAAACTTTAATTCCATTGTAACTGGGGACGAAATCATGGTGGAACAAAAAAACAAGCATCCATACAGCGCTAACTTCCACATGACAGTGATTCAATCAACCAACGGAATGCCTAAAATGCGCAATAAAACAGACGGAACCTATCGACGTTTCATTATTGTTCCTTTTGGAGCCAATTTAAAAGGCGGAAAAGATAACTGGAAAATAAAAGATGAATATATTCAAAATCAGGAATTACTCCAATATATTTTATTTCATGCAATCAATATGGATTTTGAGCGGTTTATTGAACCAGATGCATCACTTGAAATAATGAAAGAATATAAATTGGACAATGATCCGATTTTGGATTATCACGAACGTATTTTCAAAGAATACAAAAGCACAAGGATTCCACTGTACGCCGTTTATGAGTTTTATAAGTATTTTTGTGAGTCTAACAATTTAAAACCAGTAGGAGACCGAGCGTTCTATAAGAGATTTGGTGAAATTATCGCAGAACAAGGATGGATAAAAGACAAGCAAAAATTGAGTGGCAAATTTGAACCTACAGATGCACCAAGTGGAATTCATCCTTATCAATATCAACAACCAAAAGAATCTATTACTTATGTTTGCTTCATCAAAAACAGCACGTTAAAGGTCGTGTAATCAGTCTTTTTTTAAAAAGTTACCAGTTACCGAAAAAGTTCCTGAATTTCGAAGGTTGGGTAACTCCGAAATACGCACAGCCTCTAAGTTTAAGATAGTGTGGTTCCCCAGTTACTATATTATATAACTCTTTATATAATATTAAAAAAAGTAAATATATAAAGAGTTGGAGTCTTTGGGTAACCTGAAAAATAATGATTAAACGGCTAGAAGCGCAGTGCATAGCGAGGTTACCCATTACGGTAACTTTTCATTACGGTAACTTGGTATATAGGAGGTATAAAATGACAGCAGAAATAGACATTCAAAATGCAATACGGCGTGAATTAGGGAAATTAGGTCATTATGTGTTCAGAAGTAACGTCGGAAAAATATTATTACCTGGTGGTCGAATTTTCGATACTGGATTACCGAAAGGTTTTCCCGACTTGTTCGGTTTCCGAAAATCAGACGGCAAAATATTCTTTATTGAAGTGAAGAATGAAAAAGGTAGATTGAGACCAGAACAGGTTAAGTTTCAAGATGCTATGAGTAAACAGCATGTGTTGTGTGGAGTAGCTCGTAGTGTTGAGGATGCGGTTAGGATTGTGGAGGGGATGGAATGAGTGCTGTTATTGGAGTGATTATAGCAGTTGTTATGATTTTAATCCTCATTCATGTGGACAATCGGAGGCTGGAAGGCAAACGCGAAAAAAGCGCAACAAATTTCATTTTCGATGAGGATCACGAGTTGGAAGATTTAAATTTGAGTAATAGAAAAGATTACGATAAGTATATGAGTAACAAGGGTTATTATGTGAAAAGTGAAAATGAAACATCAATTACCTACCAAAATGCATACGGAATTGATTATATGACTATTAGTAAAACGAATTTTGAGGATAAAAATCTATATGGAATAAGCACAGACGAGGCATTCGAATACCAAAAGAAAATAGGCGCTGTATTTGCAAGAGCGCACAAGGAGGAACCAAAAATGAAAATATATCACACAGAAACACAAGAAGATTATGATGCTTTGATGGTGAAGTTGGAGAAGGAAGGTGTAACTTGGGCAAACTCTGGGTCCAAACCTACTGCATTTAACATGTGGAATGTGCATGGAGATAAAACGTGCGTAAAAAAAGAAGGGAATGAAATTACTTATGCGAATTGTATTTATTACAGCGATTATAAAATAGAAAAATACAAAGCCAATGACATCGTAAACAACCCATCACACTACAACACAGGCGGCATCGAAACGCTGGATTATATCAAAGCGAAAGTGCCAGATTACACCAGTGTTGCTATGAGTCAGGTTATCAAATACGTTAGCCGATTCCCTCACAAAAACGGATTGGAAGATTTGAAGAAAGCGCAGTTCTATTTGAATGATTTGATCATATTTATGGAGGGTGAAGATAAATGAAAATAGGAGATAAAGTTTATGTGAAGGTTAATTATGGGAATTTAAAGCATGGCGAGATTGTTGCGATTAAAAAGATATTGTTCTATAAAACATATGTAGTCGCACTGGATGATGGTATAGGTCATTATGTTACTGCTAATGATTTTACAATCATTAAATCGATTAAAAGGGAGGACAAATAAATGGAAACATATAAAGAAATATCGTTTGCAGAAGCAATGAGAATGGCTGAAAACGGTGAAACAGAAAAGCTTTATGTGAAATTTAAAGGGGCGTTGGAACCGTCCAAAGTTATGAATTTTTCTATACGCTCTATGCTAAAAGATAAATGGTTTAAGAAAACAACAGAATGCGATCATACAGAAACCTTAAAGACTAAGACATATGGCGATGTTTTGATATCAGAAAGATGTATTGTTTGTGATAAAGAAAAAATTAAAGACGTTATAACTGATGACGACCCAATCAAACCAGAGGTGAGTAGTTGATATGAATACACTTAAAGGACACACGTATAGTGAGTATCGCATTCTATTAAACAACTGGAATGATACTCAAATAGCTAAACGGTGGCGTGTTGCTCCTGCGAAATTAGGTTACTGGAAAGCAGAGAATGGCATCTTCATCACTCACACTTATGTGAAGAGACTAAAGATATATAAACATATTAGAAAATTACAAAAACTTGGGTATAGTTTTGATCAGATCAATAGGTTAACGCAACTTTGTCCATCAGAGCAAAGGCAGTTATTAGAAGATTATGAAGGGGTTGAGTGAATGAATTATTTGAGAAGGTCAGCGATTTGGGGTTCTTTTGCAGCAGTTGGATGCTATGTATTTGAATGGGTAACAGTGGAGGAAGCAATTATGGCATTACTCTTTTGGGTAGTTATGGCAGTGTGTGGAAGTGATAAAAAATGAGCAAACGACTAACAAAAGCACAGTTTCAATATATCGAGGACGAGTTAAGGCATTATCATGAAACGAAGAACGAAATGGAAAGATTACGTTTGAATGTCATCACGGGGTCTATATATCGTGAACATGTGGATGAGAACATCGGTGGTAGTTCATCAGGCGGGATTAGTAATCAGGTAGAACAACGCACATTATTGCTTGATATGGATCAGCAGATTAATCGGATGAAACAATTAATCAGCGCTATTGATAAAACTATTAGTAATCTCAATGATGAAGAGAAACAGCTCATTCACTTTAGATATTGGGATAGAAGTAAGCCGACATGGACATGGATTGCTATTAAATTAAATATGAGTGAGAGTACAGCCAAAAGAAAGCGGAAAGTAATTGTATACGAAGTAGCCAGACGATTAGGTTATTAAAAAAAAGTTGACCCGAAGTTGACCCGTTTGGCACCAAAAAACGTTATAAAATGATAGTATCAGGAAAGTGAAGATAACCAAATAAATTGAATGATAACTTCTATCTTTTACTTTTCTGGTACTGTTTACAAGGTATAGCTCAGTTTGCGCAGAGTACTCGCCTTGGACGCGAGAGGTCGCAGGTTCGAGTCCGGCTACCCTGATTAAATTATAAACGCACTCTATACAATTGTATGGTGCGTTTTTATTATGGGGTGAATGATGTGAGAGTGTTTGTACTGTTTAGTCCTGCTTCTTACGAGGGTGAGTGCGGAATTGTATATGGTGTGTTCAGCAGTAAAGAAGAAGCAGAGAAGTATAAAAGTCATTTTCTGGGCGATGAGATTCAGGAGCATACTATAGATGAATACAATAATAATGTGGAAGTTCATTACTAAAATAAGGGGTGAAAGATATGTATATACAACGATGTGGGATTGATATAGATATGAGTGACACTTTCATAGATAAAACTGCTGATATTGATATCAATATAACTTTGTTCGGATCAGATGTGAACAAGAAAAATGTTAATGATTTCAGGGACTATTTACAAAGCTGTGTTGATAATTACAAGGTTAACGAAATCATTCAGCCAAAACAAATGAACCAACCGTTTTTGCAGATCACATTAGATAGTGTGAATGATGCGCCTAAGATTATTTACAATGACGAAGAGATAACTGGCAGAGTTCGTTATATGAAGTATGGTTATGTTACTGAAACTAACGATGAACGTATGCTTGATAGTCCTTACTTTGATATGCAGTATCTTAGCAGAGACGGTAAGCCATTCGTTAAGCGGGTCGGTTTTGGACTTGAAAGCTTTGTTGATAATGTAATTAAAAAGGATCGCTAATGCTATCCAAACAAGAACGCACAGCCTTCTATAAGTCTAAAGAGTGGCGACATACTAGAGAACAAGTCCTCAAAAGAGATAATTTTGAATGCCAAGAGTGCAAGCGACAAGGTAAAGTATCTACTGGTAAGCGTTTAGACATAGATCATATCTTAGAACTTGAGAAGTACCCTGAACTTGCACTTGATTTAGATAACCTAGAAGCACTTTGCTTTGATTGTCATAACAAGAAGCATAATCGTTTTATAAAGAAGAAAAACAAGTGGAAAGATGATGAAAAATGGTGAAAAACGTTGGTATATAGCCGTTTTAAAGCATTGTTTTTGATATTTTTAAATAATCTGACAATTATACCCCCACCCAAAAACTTTGGATTTTAAATTTTGCTCTGGGAACGGTGTGGGGTCTTCTGCACAGAAATATCTAAAATTCTCATGAAGGAGGGAGGGGTTAGGATGGAATATAATGTTGAAAAACTAGAAAAAGAACTATTGTCAAAAGTTGACACAACGAGCCAACAAGAATTAGAAAAAGTAAATCGATACATCAACTTGATTCGTATTTACTATGAATTAGATGAGAGTATAGAAACCGAGGGTGCTGTTGTTGTTACAGAGAATGGTTCGCAGCGGTTCACTAAAACAAACCCAGCTATTCAAGAAAAGAACAGGATTAATACGTCCCTTCTTTCGATTGAGAGGTCCTTTGTTTTTAAAGATGGAAGTTCACCAAAAGATGGTAGTGATCTTGTATGATTTCGAATATACATGTAGATAATTACATTAATGCATACGAAAACGGTGAAATTTTATTAAATAAAGAACGCATTGAGCTAATTCATTATATAAAGACTTATGTTTTAACCCGGGATGATATTTATTTCGATGAGCAGAAAATAAATAATTATATCAGTTTCAGTGAAAGGTGGTATTTCTCCCTTGATAATTGGGAAAAATTTATCGCACCTTTCATTTTCCTTTACTACAAGGAAGATGACGAACTTTTTTATGAAGAATTTTTTATTACATTAGGTCGTGGTGGTGGTAAGAACGGCTTTATAAGTACGTTGTCCAATTTTTTTATAGGTCCACTACATGGAATCAAGAACTATGATGTTTCCGTAGTAGCTAACTCGGAGGAACAAGCGAAAGTTAGCTTCAGAGAAGTGTTTAATACTATTGATGGTAATGAAAAATTGGAAGAATACTTTGATCCGTGGAAAGCTCAAATTATTGGGAAAGCAACAAATAGTGTTTTCAAATATCAAACGTCAAATGCTAAAACAAAAGACGGCGGGCGTGAAGGTTGTGTTATTTACGATGAAACGCATGAATACGAAGATAGACAAATAATTGATGTATTCTCTGGCGGGCTTGGTAAAGTTCCGAATCCTAGGGAATTTTTTATTGGTACAAATGGTTTTGTACGAGCGGGATTCTATGACAAGTTGGAGGAACGTTGTAAAGCTGTGTTGAGTGGTGAGAATTTAGAAGATCATATTTTCCCGTTTATTTGTAAGTTAGATAGTGCTGATGAAGTAAACGATGTAGCAAATTGGGAAAAAGCTAACCCTGCTTTTGAAAAACCTTTAAGCCCAAGGTCTAAGCGATTATTTAATAAAGTAAAAAAGCAATTTGATGCTTTAAAGAATAATCCTGCTGGTCGCCCAGCGTTCATGACGAAACGTATGAACTTGCCCGAAGTTGATTTAGAAAAGGTAGTTGCCCCTTGGGAAGAAATTCTTGCAACAAACAGGGCAATGCCGAATTTGAAAAATAAGGCGTGTATTGGTGGATTCGATTATGCGTCTATCAAAGACTTCGCCGCCGTAGGACTACTTTTCCGAGTGGGAGAAGATTACATTTGGAAAACACATTCCTTCGCAAGAAAAGAATACTTGGACATTGCTAATCTCAAGCCGCCTATAAAAGAATGGGAAGAACAAGGTTTACTAACAATTGTAGACGAACCTAGTATTGACCCACGACATGTTGTTAATTGGTTTGTCGAAATGAGGAAAGAATACGGTATTCAAAAGGTGATTGGTGATAATTTCCGCATGGACCTTATGCGACCGTTATTTGAAGCGGAGGGCTTCGAACTTGAGATTGTACGAAATCCACGTGCTGCACATAGTTTATTAGCGCCCCGTATTGAAACCATGTTTGCTAATAATCGCATTATATTTGGAGATAACCCATTGATGCGCTGGTATACGAACAATGTGGCGGTGAAAATAAAACCTGACGGAAACAAAGAATATTTGAAGAAGGACGAGCATAGACGTAAGACAGATGGGTTTCAGGCTTTCGTTCATGCACTGTGGAGAGCAGATGAAGTGGACACAGTAGACTACAGCGAAGCATTAGATTTCTTAAATGCGATTGACTTTTAGGAGGTGAAAAAGTGGGGTTTATAGGTGATATTTTGAAACGAAATAAAGAAATTGAATGGATGTTTGATCTAGACATGTTGGAAGATATGTCACAAAGGGCTTACCTGAAACGGATGGCTTTGGATACATGTATTCAGTTCCTAGGGCGTGCCATAGCACAATCAGATTTCCAAGTAAGAGACGGAACAAAAAATCTTAAAAACACACTGTACTATAAATTAAATGTAAGACCGAACACAGATATGTCATCCACAACATTCTGGGAAAAGGTTATTTACAAGTTAGTTTATGACGGCGAATGTTTAATCATCCTATCAGATACGGATGATTTTTTAATTGCTGACAGTTTCACCAGAGATGAGTATGCGGTGTATGACGATGTGTTTAAAGAAGTAATCGTTAAAGATTATGAATTTAAACGACCATTTCCGATGAGTGACGTTATGTATTTAGAATATGGCAATACTAAGCTATCAAGATTCTTAGATGGCTTATTTGACGATTATGGCGAGATTTTAGGACGCATGATTGACGCGCAGTTACGAAATTATCAATTACGCGGGATTGTCAATATTGAGCAATCAGGAGCTTATAACGATGAAAAACAGGCGAAATTACAAACGTATATTCAAAAATTATTTAGAGTATTTTCTAAGAGTTCAGTAGCTATTGTGCCACAGGTGAGTGGTTTCAATTACGAAGAATTAGGAGCTACACGAGCCACTACAACGCAATCTATTGACGAATTAACAAAACTAAAGAAATCTGTTACAGATGATGTAGCGAAGATACTAGGCATTCCCCCAGCTCTAATACATGGGGAAATGGCGGATTTAAGCAATAACACGAAAGCATTTAAAAAGTTTTGTGAAAGGTTCTTTACTAAGAAAATACAAGATGAAATGAATGCAAAATTCTTTAGTGAAAAAGAATATCTAGATGGAAAATGCGTCAGAATCATCACACCTGTGGATATATTCGAAAATGCAGAAGCTATTGACAAAATTATTTCGTCTGGCTCATTCACAAGAAATGATGTACGGGATGAAATGGGGCATGATCGCTCAAATAATCCAGAGTTAGACAAACATGTTATTACGAAAAACTATGAGACGGTCGATAAAGGAGGTGAGAATGAATGACAAAAATTGAGGTAAAGGGTCCGATTATTTCAAGCAATGATAAATGGATTTATGACTGGTTGGACATGGAAGCCACATGTGCAAAAGATGTGAACGATGCTTTGCAGAATGTTACTGGTGAAGTTGAAGTTTGGATTAATAGTAATGGTGGCGATGTATTCGCAGGTAGTGAAATTTATACGGCGTTGAAATCATATGCTGGACAGGTGACAGTGAAAATTGTTGGTATGGCAGCAAGTGCCGCGTCTGTAATTGCAATGGCTGGTGATAAGGTCTTAATCTCACCTACCGGGCAAATGATGATTCACAACGTGCAATATGGTGGTAGGGGTGATTACCGCGACTTACAAAAGGCTTCGGATATCGCAAAGAATGCGAATGTATCGATTGCGAATGCTTACCAATTGAAAACAGGCAAAACATTAGATGAATTATTGAATCTGATGGGTAACGAAACATGGTTAAGTCCACAACAAACTGTGGAAATGGGATTGGCTGATGAAATGATGTTCCAAGAAAATGTTGAGGTTCCACAGCTTATTGCTAGTACGGGCGGTATGTTATCACAAGCCACATTGGATAAAGTGCGAGGAATGCAAAACAAAACGGAACCAAATGAATTAATTTCTAATGTAACGATTCCGGCAGAACAAATCAAAGAAATGGTAGATGTAGCTATACACGCATTCAAAAACGAAATAGTTATCGATGGAAAAACACTACAACAACGCTTAGATGAAGAAGAAAAAGGACTAAATGAGCCTAAAAATACAGGGTTCAAAAGGTTCTTTTTTTAATACCTAAAAATAGGAGGAAATGAGAATGACAATGAAATTAAAAGGCGATGCAATGGAAAATTTTAATGCTGCTAAGCAAACGTTCATTAATGCAATGAATAACAATGAGGATCAAGATAAACAAAGTGAAGCGTACATGTCAATGATTGATAGTCTGGCTGAAAACGTCAAAACAGAGGCGGTCGAGGCGGCGCGTAAAGAAGCTGAACAATATGCAATTGGTACAATGGCGGATGGCAAACTTTCTGCTAATCAACGTAAATTCTATAACGAAATGAATAAAGAAGTTGGCTATAAAGAAGAAACGTTATTACCGCAGGAAACAATTGATGAAATTTTTGAAGATATTACATCAGAACATCCACTATTATCGAAGCTGGGCTTGAAAAATGCTGGTTTGCGCTTGAAGTTCCTGAAATCGGAAACATCGGGTGTTGCAGTTTGGGGTAAAATCTTTGGTGAAATCAAAGGTCAGCTAGATGCTGCATTCAGTGAAGAAGAAACTATTTCTAACAAACTGACTGCCTTTGTAGTAGTACCTAAAGATTTGGAAGAGTTCGGTCCTGCATGGGTAGAACGTTTTGTGCGTCTGCAAATTCAAGAAGCGTTTTCTGCAGCGCTAGAAATTGCCTTCCTTACTGGTGATGGTAAAGATAAACCAATCGGACTAGATCGCGATATTAACAACGGTACTACAGCAAGCGGAGTGACGACATACCCGAAAAAAACGGCTCAAGGGACTCTAACGTTTGCAGATTCAAAAGTAACTGTTAAAGAGCTAACAGGTGTCTTTAAATATCACTCTGTGAAAGAAAACGGAAAAGCGCTGGCGGTAGCCGGTAGAGTTGTTATGGTTGTTAATCCTATGGATGCTTGGGACGTAAAAACCCAATATACTTTCCTAAATGCGAACGGGGTTTATGTCACCGCATTACCTTACAACCTAGACATTGTAGAATCAGAGGCACAACCGCAAGGAGAAGTTCTTACTTTCGTTACAGGTCGATACGACGCTTATCTTGGCGGTGGTATTAAAGTAAATAAATTTGATCAAACGCTTGCGCTCGAAGATTTAGAACTATATGTAGCTAAACAATTTGCGTTTGGAATGGCGAAAGATATTAAAGCGACAGCAATCTGGACGCTTGATATTCCTGAAACGGTTCCGGCGGCATAAGGAGGAATAACAGATGTCAAAATTTAAAGTATTGAAAAAGTTTCATGATTTAGAAAAAGATGCAACATACGAAGTGGGTTCTACTGTGGAACTCACTTCTAAGCGTTCTAAAGAAATTAGCGGTAAATTGGGCGATGGATTCATTCAACCTGTGGAGGAGAAAGAAGAAAATAAGCCTAAAGATAACCCGAAAAAGTAGGTGATCCACATGACTGTGGATGAAAACATTGTAAAAGAATTTAAAGAACATGTTCGTATTTCTCATGATTCAGAGAATGATTCTTTGAAAAGAAAGTTGGTGGCATCTTATGCAGATATTCAAGAAAAGTGTGGCTCGTTCGATATTAATAAGCATAGTCGTGGGAAAGAGCTTGTCTTTGAGCGTACAAGATATGTTATCAACGACGCGCTAGAATATTTTGACAAGAATTTTATAAGCCAGTTGAACAGCCTTTCGTTTGAGTTGTACGAACCATCGGAAGAAGGTGCTTCGGATGAAACCTTTTAAATATGAACCGCCTAAAGTTCAGGGCGGTGATCTAACAACTCCGGTCGTTTTTTATGAATATATGCCGCATGATGGTCCAGAGCCTGGGGAAGAAGAACGGAAAGTGTTATATGAGTGCTTTGCCAATGTTTATAACCCATCCATGAAGGACCTTCAAATCTTGAATAACACATCAACTGTAGAATCAATAACGCTAAATATCCGTGATCCATATACGGATTACATTGCCACGACAGAACATTATATAGAGATAGATGATTTCAGGTATAAGGGAAAACGATTCAATGTGAAATTTACTGGACCTGATTTAGAGAAAAATAATTATCTCAAAATAATTGCGGCGGTGGGGACATGAGCGTTGAGTTTAAAGGGATGGATGGGATTCTAAAGGAATTAGAAAATAAGTGCGGTACTCGTAAAATGAATCAAATCACAAATCAAGCTTTGAAAAAAGCATCCGAAGTTGTTAAAGAGGATATGATACAAGCATTTGGAGCCTTTGCAGATACCGGAGCATCACAAGGTGAAATAGTAGTATCTCTCCCTCGTACCATTCAGGGTGTTAAGCAAGTGAAGCTAGGATGGAATGGACCTAAAGGACGTTGGCGCATTATTCATCTGAACGAAAATGGTTATACCAAAACGGGGCGGAGAATTACACCGCGAGGCATGGGGACAATTCGGAAAACCGTTGCTAGTGCTAACAAGAAATTCTTGGACACAGCACAAGACGAATTGAGGCGTTTCTTATGATTGATATCCTAAATGAAATACATGACAGATTCATACAAAATGAAATTATCATTCAGCATTGTAAGGGCAGAATAAAGTTCTATAAATATCCAGAAACGGCAGATGATACAAAGCCGTTTATTATTATTTCTCTGCTGGAACCGCCACGAGAAGCCACGTATGCAAGTGATGAATCAAAAGTGGAACATGTCAGTATTCAAGTTGATGCAGAAGCGATGGATCGTATGTTAGTAAAAGAAATTCAAGGTCAAGTCAAACAAATATTAAAAGAAATGAACGTTATGCAGGAGCCGGGGGGATTAGATGAATACTTTGAGGAAACAAAGCGATTTGTTGATTCACGAAGGTATTCCGGATTCCCTTATTTCCTGTATGACGCATTCTAAGGAGGAAAATAAATGTCAATTTTAGTCGGTTTTAAACGTGCCACAGTAGGCGTGTTGGATATTGAAGGGAAATTAGTTGCAGGTAAGAAATATACTATCGAAGGTAAACAAGGAGAAGGTGCTACTACAGAAGCGCAAATTACAGGGTTATCCGCAGAAGCCAAAAAAGTGTTTGGTTCTGATATTGCCTACTTCGTATCGCAAAAAGGTGTCGGTGATTTGAAGCTAGATTTTTCTGCATTGGATATCCCAATCAAAATGAACAACGATGTTTTAGGCTGGGAAAAAGATACGCAGAGAGGTTTTACTGTAGTTGGTGAAAATACAGAACCACCATACACAGCTACGTTACTAGAAAGTACAAACGCAGCAGGTGAACCAGTTGCTATTGCTTTGTTCAAAGGTCGTTTTTCAATGGACGAGCTAGGTTTGAAGACAAAAGAAGAAGGCGCATTCGAACCAGAAGCAGAAAAAACTACAATGAACTGTGTATCTAATAAAGATGGTCTTTCATTCGGTATGGCAGTAGGCGAGGAAGAGGTTACTAAACTAAAAGCCTACACTTTCCCAGGTGACGTACCAGCAGCATAAAAATAACCAGAAAGAGCCTCGTACATACGGGGCTTTTTATTATGAATAAGGAGAGAAATATATGTTGAAAATTGAACTATTAAACGTAAAAACGAAAAAGAAAGATACGGTCACACAAGATTTTATTAGTAGTCGATTGGTTCGAAGAGGGCTTGAGTTGCAAGTAGAGTTCAAAGAAGGGAAGAAAGCAGACTTAGAACTGCTAGATGAAGTTATTGATTTTGTCGTATCTGTTTTTGATAATCCGAAAGTAACTACTGATACCATTTTGGATGGTTTAGACGGTAAATATATGTGGAGTATTCTAGGGAACATTGTTTCACAAGTTGTGAACGGCGGCAATGATACAGAATCAGATTCGGGGAAGTAGTATCGCCTAGCGAAGCTTTAGAACAGATTGATGCATTTTATCGTCAATTGATTGTTGAGGCAGGTTGGGATTACAAGAGTGTCGATGAAGCGGACTTTTTCCATTTAATGAAGCTGATTTCGAATAAGAAAAAGAAACAAAAAGCAATACCACTAGATCAGTTAATAAGCCAAATGCAGGGAGGGGGATAATATATGTCAGGTAACACACCTTTGGGTAAGATGATTGTGGAAATGGATTTGAATGCATCTAAGTTTACCAGTTCTTTAACGGCTGTAAAAAGGAGTTTGAAGAATAGCGAATCCCAAATGAAAGCGCAAATGGCTGTTTTTGATAATGCGGACAATAAACTTGGCAAGTTAGAAGCACAGTATAATGGGTTAAATCGTTCTTTACAGATTAATAAAAAGCATGTGGATAACCTTACGAAAGCCTATAAAGAAGAAGTAGCGGCTAATGGTGAATCATCTGTTAGGGCGCAAAATTTAGCAAGAGATATCAACAATACTGTATCTAAGCAAGCGAACTTAGAACGCCAATTGAAAGCAACTGGCGCGGCTATGAAGGTAGAAAAACTTGATTTAGAAGAATTGAATAACAAGATGCAAGCGAATGGTCGTTTTACAGATGCGGTTGCACAAAAACAAAGCCTAGCAGGAAATAAAATAGGCGCACTACGAACCCAATACGCTGGTCTAGGTCAAAAAATCACAGACTTAACACGTATTCGTGAAGCAGAGAGACAGAAGCTCGAAACAATTGCTAGTGTATCAGGAAAAACGTCTAGCGCTTACATGAATCAAAAAGCACGCATTGCCGAGCTGGATAATCAAATCAAAATCAATTCTAATACAATGGATTCTTACGTGAAGAAAATAGGCGGACTCTCTCCACAGTTTGATGGTATGCGGAATGCTTTAGATAACACTTCTTCTAGATTTAAAGAAGTTGGTGACAAAGCTTGGGAAACTGGTAAGAATGTGACAATGAGGTTTTCAGCACCTATTGCTGTAGGTCTAGGAGTAGCTATTAAGAAGGCGGCTGATTTTGAAGCACAGATGGACAGTGTTCAAGCTGTGTCTGGTGCTACTGGTTATGAAATGACAAAACTTCAAGATTTAGCTATTCAACTTGGGGCAGATACGAAATACTCTGCACAAGAAGCGGCAATGGGAATTGAGGAGCTATTAAAGGCAGGATTAAGTACATCTGATGTTTTGAATGGCGGTCTTGCTGGTGCGTTAGATTTGGCAACAGCCGGAGAAATCGACTTGGCATCAGCAGCAGAAATCGCAAGTACGGCATTGAATGCGTTTCGGGATGATAATCTTTCCGTTGCAGATGCGGCTAATATTTTAGCGGGTGGAGCGAATGCTTCCGCAACGGATGTTGAGGGTTTAAGACTCGGCTTACAACAAGTATCAGCGGTCGCCAGTGGCGCAGGATTGTCATTTGAAGATACAGCAACTTCCTTATCCGTATTTGCTCAAAATGGGCTTAAGGGAAGCGATGCGGGTACATCACTAAAAACAATGCTTATGCGATTACATCCACAAACAGATAAAGCGGTAGAAGAATTTGAACGACTAGGATTGCTAACAACGAATACTGAAAATGCAATGAAAACATTGAAAGATAACGGCATCAAGCCACTTGGCACAGAGCAAGATGTGTTAATGGAACAAATGCATGATTTAGCGAAAAGCATGGCGGGTCCAAAGGCATCGACTGCGAAAGTAAATAAAGAATTTAATAAGCTACTCATGAATTCCGGTTCTTTGCAATCGGCATTTTATGATGCAAACGGTGACCTACGTTCCATGTCGGAAATTGCGGACATCTTGCAAAAAAGTTTAAAAGGCATGAGTTCAGAACAACGATCGGCAGCGCTAAACACAATGTTCGGTTCTGATGCCATTCGTGCTGGTAACATCTTGTATAAAGAGGGTGCAAAAGGTATCAAGGACATGAACAAAGAAATGTCCAAAGTTACAGCGGCAGAAGTTGCTAAAAAGAAAATGGACAACTTGAAAGGTGCTGTAGAGGAGTTAAGTGGTGCGGCGGAAACCTTAGCAATTAGTGCTGGACAAACATTAATACCAATGTTTACAGATGTGGTTAAAGGCGCTCAAAAGATGCTTGATAAATTTAACGATCTAAATCCTGGCACTCAAAAATTCATTACACAAATGGCTTTGGTAGGTGCTGTTTCTGGTCCAGCGATTATGGCGTTTGGTGGGATTTCTAGAGGATTAAGTTCCATGCTTACCTTAACAAGTAAAACCGTTAGTGGAATCAGCCTATTAAAACTAGCGATGCAAGGTGGAAGTAAGGGCGCACAGGCGTTAAAAACTAGTTCTGATTTAGCGGGTTCAAGTATGAGCCGTGTGGCAATGAATTCTGGTAAGGCTGGGTTAAGTTTATTGGGATTGAACCCTGTTTTGCTTGGTGTGACTGCCGCGCTTGGCGGTGGTTATGTTGCTTGGAAACTTTGGGGTGAGAAAGCGTATGAGTCATCTAAGCGAACGCAACGGTGGGGTACGGATGTAGGTAAGAGTGCAGATAAGGCATTAGGAGATTATCAAAAGTTTTCACAAGAAGCTGGGGTAGCTATTCATAACTTTGAAACTGGGGTAGATGGTACCGCAGAAAACATAAAGAAAAGCTTTAATAAAGTTATTGAATCGATGAAAGAAACTAGTAAAACTTTTGGTGAAGAACTTGATAAATCTGTAAACGCATTGGATGGTTCAAAAACACAGGAAGATGCTAAGAAATACGCAGAGGAAAGAAAGAAGCAGAATGATGAATCCGTTAAAAACGCTGAACAGGCTGCTAACGAGATAACTAAAATTTACGAAAGCGCAGCAAAGAATAAAGTAGAGATAACTGCCGAGGCAGAAAATATTGTTTTGCAAAATCAACAAATTATGAACAAAGAGCAGGTAGATTTACTTGATGCTAGCTCTAAGGATCAGAAAGTTATTTTGGAAATGCTTAATGGTGATTTTAGAAATGTATCTTCCGAAAAGTTAGCGATAAGTAGAAAAGGTACAGCAGAGATGTTGCGCAATGAAGAAGCTTCTCTTGGAAAACGAAATGAAGCAGCGAAAAAATTGTATGGAGAAGATACTGTAGCGTATCGTAATGCTGTTAGAGAACATGAGAAGGAAACAAAAGCAGCGACTGATACGATTGTTCAAAGTTATTTCAGTATGGCGGAAGCTGGCGGACAAGCAAAACAAGATACTATAGCGTTTTTGTCTAGTTATGGATATTCTTATGATGAAGTTGCAGAGAAAGTTAAAACATCAAGTGAGAAGGCAGAGAAATGGACATCGCTTTTAACGCAAAACACACATGAGTTGTCTGACACAGGACAAGAGGCAGCTAGGAAATGGCAAGCGCTCATTTTTGATGATAAAACATTAACCGCTAAAACAAACGCAAAGGAAGAAATAAAAAAAGCATCAGAATCAGAGCAAGGTTGGAAGAACCTACAATTTATTCTGAAAGACGCAAACCTCAATAGTAATGCTAAAGAAATGATAACAATGGCACTCGTTGAGAATGGAAAATGGGACAGTCTAAGTTTCGAGGAAAAAGAATTATTGGCAGAATATAATCCTGATATTGTTAAAAATGCACTTGTGAATATGAAAGAATGGGATAAGTTAAAACCAGAAGTACAAAAACTGATTTTGAATTCAGACAGTTCGGCAGTTGTAGTTCAAAGTTTAAAAGATATCGGGCTTTGGGATGGTATGCCAGATCCATTGAAGAAATATTTGCTTGCTGATAATAATGATTTAACAAAAAAAATGTTAAGCGGAAGTAGTATATTAACAGAGTATAACGGCAAGACAGTTGATTTGAAATTCCTGTTTGCAAATAATCAAGATTTAGCAGACAAATTAAAAGCAAGTGGTAATGACATAATCAGCTATAATGGCGAAGACGTAAAAGTGAAGACGTTACTTGCAAACAACCAAGATTTACTTGGTAAGATATCCAACGGTGAAGATGTTATTTTTGATTATAATGGAAGCAAAGTCAGCCTAAAAAAATTACTTGCAAATAATCAAGATTTACTAAATAAAGTAGCTGGCGGAACCTTAACTTTAAGTGGATTCAATAATATAAAAACTCCAACTAAGGATTTAAAGGCTAATGTAACAAGTTTGAACAATGCTAATTCACCAATAAAGCATTTTGATAAATTATGGCAAGATGTATGGAGTTCACCAACAACTAAAACATTAACCGCTGATACGAGTGGTTTAAGTAATGCTAGTTCGCCAATCCAAAATTTCAACAAGTTGTGGAGCAATGTTCTCGAATCACCGGCGACGAAAACAGTAACCACCGTTTTCAAAACACAAGGGGCTCCTTTCGAGCAACATGCTAAAGGAACAGACTTCCACAAAGGCGGACCAGCATTAGTTAACGATGCGCCAGGTTCTAGATTTAAAGAGCTTATTACAACACCGAATGGTAATTCATTTATTCCAGAAGGGCGTAATGTATTACTTGATCTACCCCGTGGCTCATCCGTACTACGTGGAGACAAAACAGCCAAGTTAATTCCAAGGTACGCATCAGGTACAAAAAATGCTGAATCAGCCCGTAAGAAAGCATTGAGAGAGGCAGAAGCGGCTAGAAAAAAAGCAGAGTCTGCAAGAAAGAAAGCACAACGAGCAGCCGAAGTAGCGAGGAAAAAAGAAGCAGCAAAACCAACACTGTCCAAGATGTCAACAGCTTTCAATGTGGCTATACAGCCTAATCTCTCTGGCATTCAATACGCTGGCGATAGCACGAAATTAAACACACAACTAAAAAGCCTTATCAGCAAACTAACAAAGGAATCACAGAACCGTAAGAGTAAGAACGTTAGTAATTTGAGTGTCAACAATGCCAAGCGATATGTTGAAAACGAGTATAAGAAACTGCAAACACTGATAAAACAACGTGATACATTAATTCAAAAAATCAAGTCTGGTAATGAAAAACTGAAAGAATTACAACAGCAGAGTAATGATTATGCAAAAGGCATCACGGATAGCGCTAAGAGTTACACGTCCATTACTAGCCTAGATAAAGAAGGATTCGACACAAAATATATGCAACAGGGCATGACGGAACGATTGAAGAACCTTAATGAGTTCAACGCCAACTTGGAAAAATTGAAAAAAATGGGCGTTAATAAAACAACACTAAGCGATATTATGGAGGCTGGTGTTGAAGGTGGCGCATCCTACGCGAAAGCATTAGCAGGTTCAGACAAGAAAACGATTCAATCGCTTAATAGCTTACAAAGTCAAATTAATACAGCGAGTTCTCGATTGGGTAATAACTCGGCCAACTATATGTACAAAGCTGGGATTGACTCGGCTAAGGGGTTAGTGAAAGGACTTGAGAGTCAGCAAAAAGCGCTAGAAAATGCGAGTAAGAAAATGGCGAATACGATTGTTAACACAACAAAGAAAACGCTGAAAATCAAATCGCCGTCACGCAGATTCCGTGATGAAGTAGGTAAAATGGTTCCTGCTGGTATTATAAAAGGTGTGGAAGGAATGAAGAGTAAAGTAGCTGATACAATGAATAATTTAGTTACAGTTCCTTCTATAGAAATGCCTCCAATTCGTGAAGGTTCATTATTGATGACATCTATTAAATCAGCATTGGGGGGATCAGGCGAAACGACATCTGTTAAGTCTGTGGACAATCAAGGAGTTATTGAACAGCTAGTTGCTTCAAATAAACAGCAAGGTGAAATGATTCAATTGCTGAAAGCTCTACTATCTAAAGATTTGATTGTAGACGATAAGGCACAAGAAAGAAGCAATACAAAAATCCAAAACAGGCAGTTGAGAAATGATTTGCACTCGTTAGGTGGGAGTATATGATGAGGCATGAAGTGATATTTTTAATTAATAACGAAGCCGTGAACTTTACCGGTAAGTCAGGTATATACGCCCTTGAATATGATTTGGATGATGTGAATACGACAAACGATGATATTGATATGTTCGGGATGGATGGTGTAAAACCTCGTACTAAAAACTTTGGACCTTTTGAATTCAGGTTAAAATTTTACTTTGATGGGCGATATGATAGAAACTTAGCATTGCAAGAAATTAGAAACCTAGTGCATAGGCGTGAGTATTACTACGTTACACATTCTTTCATGCCGGGTATGAAATTTGCAGTCAATAAAGCAACGATAGAGAGAGAACCGTTATTTGGAAATGAATTTATTTTTAGCATCACATTCACTTGTTTTAAAGGATTTGCCGAATCGTTGTTATCAACGTTGAGTGACTTTACTGTTATGGAAAAAAGCTGGCAGTTTGGACAAAATTTAGTATCGCAAAATTATCAGTACAAACACACGCGAAATAAATTCCCGATATATAATGCCGGTGATCTCGCTGTAAATCCGCGTCAACATTATTTACGAATCAGGCTAAAAGGTGAGAGTGATGGTAACTTACAAATATCTAACCTAACGACAGGTGATACTTTTATTTATAATCAGCCAATCACATTAGCGGATACACTAACCATAGAAAATGCTATACCAAAGCTAAATGGTGTAGCCTGTGGACGGGACACAAACCACAGATTAATATCTTTAAAATCAGGTGAAAATCTCATCAGTATTGAAGGCGCAAGTAGCCTATCTACTGAATGGGATTTTTATTATCTGTATAAGTAGGTGAAAGCATGAATGATATTGATGTGGCAGTGAGTGATTATAGCAAAACGTATGAAGAAATACTAACGGGTATTGATACCGATTCTTTTTCAGAGACACGAGAAGAAAACACCACTTGGCAGCTTGATTTTTCAGTTACCCAGACAAAAGATAACGCCTTTGCATTTGATCTATTAAATCATGAGAGTAGCGTATTTCTGCTAGGACAAGAGTTCATTGTAAAGCAAATGACGTTATCAGCCGAAGGTGCCGAAATCACGAAAAATGTAATGGCGAAACACATCTATTACACAGCACAAGATGGATTTCAGTACAATACGATTTCAGGCAGTAAGAGTGCAAGTGACTGTTTGAAGCATATATTTTCAAGTGGTACACGAGGATTCACTTTTGAAGTTGTAGATAAGAATAACGTACTCGAAAAAGTAGAACAAGAAAATTTCGGAAACGCTAATTATCTAACGCTAATCGATGAGGTCCTAGAAGATTACAAACTGGTCGTATTGCCAGATAACAAAAAGCTAACATTCGTACCGGTAGAGGATTATGGGGAACGTGTAGAAAATCCAATCCGGTATTTATACAACACAGATAACTTAACTTTGGAAATCGACACATTTTCCATGAGGACCCAGATTAAAGGGTTCGGAAAAGTAAGGAGTGACGGTATTCCATACTTTGACCCGCGGACGTACACCAGCCCTGAAAGTGCTACATGGGGCATCCGCATTCAAGACCCCGTTTCAGATGAACGTTATACCGTTGTAGGGAATATGGACAGGCGTTTGAGATTAGAATTACAGGATTACCCAGCGACAACGATTAGCACGAATTTGAGGTTGAGTATTGATATTCATTTAGGCGATTACGTGATGCTTATCTATGAACCACTGAACCTTATGTACGATGTGAAGATTGTTGGTTTTAAGAAGTATCACCTAACAGATAAGCCGCCTGAAATTACATTATCAAACATAAAAAAATCAATAACAAAGGTGCTAGCGCAGGTGATTAAAAACATGAAAGGGGCGAAATGAATGTCTATATTATTAGATCGCTGGGGAAATATCATTTATGATTCCAGTAAAATTGAACAATTCAATAGCAATATGGATAAAATCGAACAAGAGTTTTTAGGGAATACGCAAGATATTTACGCTACAAATAAACGAATTGATAACCTGATTTTGAACGTATCTGGTAATGATATTACAGAGGTTGTCGATGCAAGGGTGAACTCTAATGGAACTGTTTATCCTACCTTGAAAGCAAAGTTAGATGCGTTTGAGCGAACGATGGCAGCTTATTTAGCAGACGTAAACACAGAAATAGGTAAAGTAAACGAGACGGCTAGGAAGCTTGAAGAACAACTAAAAGCACTGTATGGCGCCACGGAGGCAAACCTTGAAATATATGTGGATGCGGATAAAGGAAATGATACATCAGGAACAGGTGCATCAGATGCGCCGTATAAGACAATCAACAAGGCGGTACAACAAATACCGCGTGCATTGAATGGTAGTGCTGTTTATATCTATCTAGTGCCTGGTATTTACAATGAAGATGTCTACATTAATAATAAGCAAATTTCGGCAATTTATATACAAGGTACAAATTACGCTACTGTGGACCCTAAAAATAAACAGACTGGCGTTTTTGTACGTCACTTAAATTTCCGTGATTGTTCCGGTTATCTATCATTGCGAGGATTAAATCAAGTCAGCGCTGATCAGACACCGAATAAAGCTGGAACGTTTGTATTCACGCGTTGCGGATATGCATCTGTAGGTTTTTGTAGATTTGATGATGCTAAGGCGAAAACAAACTCGGTTCCAGCGGTAGTAATTGATGCAGGTAGTGGTGGAGCGCACAATAGTTACTTTATCAATCAATACTGTGCACAGATAGGTCAGTATATGGCTTATTCTAATTTTCCTTATACGAATTCTGGTACAGGAAACACGTACAGTCTTATTTCAGATGCTTCTATATTACAAATAAATCCACCTAACAACGTAGCAGGGTCAACACTTGCAAGAAATGGAGGAACACTATCATGACAAATATTAATGAGGTACACAAGGATTTAGGCACGACGTTAGAAATATCAAGTTTACATCAATCATCTATTGATTTACAAGGTAGCTTTTCCACACAAGACATTAAGACGGCGCGGTTAGTTTTTAAACTGACAAAAGACAATGTAGCCATGCCGTTATCTGGTCTGGATGCACATATTTATCTTACTAGCACAACATTAAAATCAGAGTCAAAGGCTGAAATTGATAAGGATGCAAGCACTGTGAGCTATGTTTTAAGTGATGAGGAGATTAAGCATTATGGTCCGGTTCAAGCAGAGTTGTATTTGAGATATACGAACGGACAGATGTTATCCGTTCATAAATTCCACTTCACAATTGATCGCGCGCTTATAGATCAGGACATGGAAGTTATTGAATTTGTTTACAACGCCACGATTGAAGAATTGATGGAAGAATACCGAGATAAGTTTGACAACTTGGAAGTCGAGTTTAATAGGCAGTTAGAAGATGTTAAAACAGAATTAAATCAAACACAAACCTTAGCGGGAACAACGCGTCAAGAAGTCGAGGCATACAAAGCGCTTTTTGAAGCGAATCAGGTATTAAAAAAGCCTGGCGATACAGCAACTGGAACACTTAATAATACGGCTGAATCGGCGTATACCGTTTCATATGGTTACTTAAGGCATTACATCGGAGCGCAAGCAGCTGGAACGGTGGTAAGGATGTATATCGGATATACGGGTCATTGGGGGAGTTACGTTGATATTGTCGTAGGGGAAACCGCGATAGTAAGTAATGGCGATTTCTTTATGAATCCAATTACACCGAGTACGACATATGCGACTGGAGTTGCACCATTGGATGTTAACCGTTCTAAATCTGTAATAAATGGGGTGGAAAAAACAGCATCTAATACAACGAATATGAAAAGTGCATTAGAATTTGGTAGAAGTGGTGAGAAAGCTTGGATTAAGGGTGATTCCGAAATTAATGGAACATTGTCTTTTGATATAGGCAAAATAAATCCAGCTATTTTTTATGACGCTAGCAATATTACTGATACACAGTCATGGGCAAGAGGAATCGGAGCGCGGGCTGGTGATAGATTGTCCGAATTTGGGATTTCAGGTGTTGGTAAAACAGTTAATTCTATGTATATGGGATTTGGAGCTTCACCTTGGTTAAAAGCAAACGGTCTTTTTATAGATAACAGATCAAAGATCATGTCACTATTCGGCATTGATGTTGAAACAATTCTAGGGTCACAAGCAAAGATAGATGCTTATAAAAAGAGCTTAAACACAACCACAGTTGCCTTGACTTTAAAAAATGGATTCACCGCACAGAACGGTAGCACTGTGGGTTATCTGGCAATACCATTAGGAAACCGTTATTTAATCTGGCTCAAAGGATGGGTAACCGCCGCAACCGGTGTATTAGCAACGATGCCTACAGCCTTCTTACCAGATGAAACATACCAAACTGCATTTCCAGGTGCGCAACAATCCAGTTCGGCAGCGAATCAAAGTAACTTGTACCTCAATCCGACAAACGGCAATGTGGAAGTTGTTGCTATTGGTAGTACAACCGCAGCCGTTTCATTAGCTAGCATCATTTATATAACGAAAGAGGTGGCAGTATGAGTTTCAAAATCGCTTATGAGTATGATGAAAACAAAGTGTTTATTAGAGACAATGTAGTGTTTCCCACAACCATTTATATAACAGATGATGGGAAAGAGTTTAATGATATTGTTTCTGCTAACGAGCATCAGAAAGAATTATTTCCACTACAAGCAGTAGATATAGAATACGAAACCGACTCTGAAAATCTAAAAGAAGGCGTTAAGAGTGGAATTAAGAAAGAAACAATTTTAATGGAAACAGTAAATGTACCAGAAGTACAGTTAAAAGAGATTTTTAACCTACCTGATAATTGTACCTGGGAGCCAGCACCTAGCCCAGCTAATGAGGCAAAATGGGACAGCAAGAAAAAGAAATGGGTAAACGGTGAAACGCCTGAAATGATTCCGCCTACACCGAGTGAAACAGAATTACTTGCACAAGATAATGCGGACCAGCTTATGCAAATTGCAGAGGTTGAATTTAAGATGGAACAAACGAATCAGGATAATGCTGATATTTTAATGCTACTCGCGGAGGTGATGTAAAGATGGATTGGAAAGCAAAAGTACAAGGGTTTTATCTCAATGGAAATTATTCGGATGCGGATGTACAAAAATTTGTAACGCTAAAAAAAATCACACAACAAGAAGCAAATGAAATCATCGCTTCAAAAACAATTAAGGAAGAAACCAGCGCCGAGTAGAGCGCTATTTTTTATGGGGTGAGGTGGTTATTTTGGAGCAAGAGGTGAAGTTGAGTAATAAAACGTTTATGGAATTACATGAACAGGTGAGGAAGAACGAAACGGATATAAGTGATTTGAAAATAAACAGCGGGAAGCATAGCGAGAGATTAGCGGACCTGGAAGAGGAACAAAAAATAAAAGGCGCTACACTCACATACATTATTAAAGAGGCTATTAATGAAGCGTTGGAGCCTTACGCTAATGAAAACAGTAACTTGAAGGACCAAATAAAAGATTTACAAATCGATAAGTTTAAAACTGCTTACAGCGCATGGAAATGGGTTGCGATATCCGCGGGTGTTGTTGTGGTTGGATTTGTCGTTACGTCGTTCATCAACGCAATCGTGAATTGAAGGGGGTGAGAGTATGAAATTGTATGGCAGTTGGTTAGATTTTGCATCATGTGCGTTATATGGACATCGATATAAAAGTGGTAAGTGTCAACGTTGTGGTAAAAAACAAAAGAAATAGGGGTGAGACTATGAAAAAAATAAACTGGAAAGTGCGTTTTAAAAACAAGACTTGGGTAGTTGCAATGATTGCAGCTATCTTTTTTGTTGGCCAAGCTGTTCTATATGTATTTGGAGTTACATGGGACTATAACGAACTATTACAACGTGTAATTACCGTTGTAACTGGTGTATTTGCCGTGTGGGGTCTAATTATCGACCCAACTACAGAAGGCGGAACAGATTCTATACAGGCTCAAAAGTATACGGAACCAAGAAAGGATGATAAATGA